CGCCGGACCCGACACGCGGTCGATCAGCGAAATGACCAGCTTTGACGAAAGCGTTGCCATCGTGTGTGTGAGCCATCAGCCGGAGGGTGGAGCGTCGAGCCGCAGCACGGTTTCGTGCCACGATGCCGATTCGCGCAGCGTCATGCGCAGCACGTCCGGCAGCGGAGTGTTCAGGTCGCGGGCGAGCCGGGCGGCGATGACGCGCCATCCGGCAGGCCGTCCGCCGCCGCTGCCCGCTTTGCTTCCGGCGAGGGCGTGCCAGCCACGAAAAAACCGTCGTACCAGCGGTTGAGCCGGGCGACATCGCGCATCGACATGCGCATCACGGTCGGGATCACAAGGCCGCTTGTTGCCGCGATCAGCGCCGCCGTGCGCTCGGCCTCGGTCTGCATCGCCTCGATGGCAACGCCGGTTGCAAGGTCGGGCTCGGTGACGGTGATGCTGGTCAGTGGCTGGCCTGCGGTGGCGATTGGCGCCAGCAGATCGAACGTGCGGCTGACCTCCTGCGTGGTGTCCTCGATGCCAGCGGCCATGTCGGCGAGAGCGTCGGCCGCAACGGCGGCATCGCGCATTTCTTCCAGCCACAGGTCGATGGCGTTGGCGTCGCGCTGCTTAAGCCGGGTCACTGCGTCGGCTGGGACGCCAGTGAGTTCAGCGATGAGGTCGACAAGACGCGCGTTGCGGCCAGCCGTCTTCTTGCGGTCGGCCGCCGCCATGTGGCGCAGCTCGGCCTCGGCCACCGTCAACTCGCTCCACTCCTGCCCACCCGCGCTGCGGATCGGACGGCTGAGCACAAACGTCTGCGTCAGGTACTGCCGCGCCGTCCCCGGCACGGTTGCTGGCTTCTTGGCCATCGTTCAATCCCCCTCGTGAAAAACCGTAAAGCCCGGTGCCGCACACCGGGAGAACTTTTCGCGCCCGGCGGCCGGCTCCCCGCAAGGGGAGTCGCCGGGCGCAAAGCAAAACGAACTGCGCCCCAGCGGAGCGCGCCCCGCGCGTGAGCTACAACAGCAACGCTCTCCGAATGTCTTTGGTCTGCGAGACGCCGCCGATCTTGACGTCGAACGGGTCCATCTCGATGATCGGCAGGCCGTCGATCTCGAGTTTGTACGAGCGCACAGAGACCATGTAGTCGGTCTCGTTCTTCTCGCCGGGCTTCCAGCTGTCCGACTTGGTCTGCTTGAGGAAGCCGCGGATGTAGGCAACGGCCGAGTGCGTGGTGCCGTCTTCGTCAACCAGCGCGCCCGTCACCATGAACTCGCGCGTGTCGCCGATCTTGAGGCCGAACAGCTTCAGCGTCGCCGGGTCGAACGCGGTCATCTTGAAGCTGGTTTCCAGCTTGTTGTAGCCGAGCTTGATCTCGATCGGCATCACCATGCCGGCGTTGCGCAGTTCCTCGAGCTTTTCCTCGGGCACCGGCAATTCCATTTCGGACGCCTGCCCGACCTTCGACACGCGATCGACGAAGATCGCGCAGTTGCGCAACAGATAGCCTGGGTTGTCGCTCATGAGAGCACCTTTCCTCGGAGGTTAAAACCGCGCCCGCCACCGGACGCAAAGCAAAGAAAAACTGCGCCGAAGGCGCAGCGAGCAAGGCGAGCCGCGCGGGCGGAGCGACTCTGGAGCCGGTCGCGCAAAGCGCGGAGGCGACAGAGCATAAGCGAAGACTGCGCGCCCCGGCCGGAGCGCGCAGCACGCGCGTGAGGCCTAACTAAGCCGCGAACGCCAGCGCACCCTCGCGGATTTCTTCCAGCACGCGCTCACGCAGCTCGGCGTAGTAGCGGATCTGGCGATGCGCGATGAGGCGGATGTCTTCCATCGGAGCGGGCGGTTCGAAGTCAACGCCGAGCGTCACGCGGCCCTGCGCCATTTCCTCGTTGGTGTTGCGCTCCGGGTCGAGCCACACGCGGCCACCCAAAATCGCGCCCTCGGCCTTCAAAACATTCATGAAAGCGTTGCCGCTCTCGATCATGAACTTCAGGTTGGCGAGCGAGAACGGCTTGTCGACAAACTCCAGGTACGAGGCTTCGAGCGCCTCGTTGATGAAGTCCATCGTGCGCCGCACCGACAGGAACTTGTTGAGGTCGATGCCGGTGGCAACCCGGTTGCCCCACGTGATCCAGCCTTCACCCAGGTTGATCGTGGTGTTGACGTGGCTCTCGTTCAGGTAGTTCGACTGGTCGCCGTAGTTGATCGGCCGCGACACGCCGCTGATGCCGTTGATCGGCTTGTTCGACAGCGACCACCAGAAGCCGTACTGCTTGTCAACGCGCGCCTGCACGCCGGCAAAGCGCGGGCTGGCCGGTTGCGGCACGTAGGCCTCGAGTGTGGTGTCGAACACCAGGTGCTTGACGTCGATCGGGTAGATGCGATCCGAGTTGATGGTCTCGCGCCACAGCACCGCAGCGGCGTCCGTGGTGTCGGGCCCGTCAACCAGCGCCACCGCGCGCAGCTTTTCAAGGACGCTGACCAGCTCGGCGACAACAGGGTTGCCAACGGTACCGGCAGCGCCTGCGGCCGTCGCGGCGGCACCGCCGCCACCCGAGAAGGCGATGTGGATGCCGTTCGCGTAGCCGAAGCCGGGCTTCTTCATGACCAACTGGCTGACCGCGCCGGAGTTAACGAGGGCCGTCAGCTCTGCGCCGAGGCCAGCGCCGCCGGTGATCGACGCCGTGAGGTTGAAGGTGTCGCCCACCACGAAATCGGTCGAGCCGTCCGCGATGGTGAACTTGACCGGGCCAGTGTAGGCAACACCAACCGTGGCCTGTCCGAGCACGGCGCCGGCCGGATCGATGACGTTGAACACGCCGCCGTTGGCAGCGGCCGTGACGCAGCGCACCTGGTAGACGCCGGCGACGAGGCGGGTGTCGAACGCGGGCGCCGCGAGTGTCAGCACGCCGTTGCCGAGCATGCCGGGTTTTGCGGCGGCGGCAACCGCCTTGGTGGCGTCGGCCGGGTAGACGTGGACGTTGGGCGCGGTGGTATAGCCGAGGCCGCCTGCTGTGATGTTGAACGAGGCGAGGCCGTCAGAGGCCAGCGAGCCGGTGTAGCCCGGCACCACGACAAGGCGCGGCTTCAGTTTGCGGCCGTAAAGGCTTTCTGCTTTGAGCAGCGCGTGCACGCCGGTCAGCGCCGCGCGATCGCCGATCAGGTTGGCGAGCGTGGCGTTGAGGTTGACGCCTTCGGCCACGCGCAGCACGTAGGTGTAGGTGCCCACCTGGTCGAAGGCGCCGTCGCACGACTGCTTGAGCGTGCCGGCGTTGCCGAGCAGGTTGAGCTTCGAAAGTTCGGCCGAGCCCTTGAGCAGGATCGGCTTGTTGAGCGGGAAGGCCTCAGCGTCGGCATCTGGCGCCGTGCCAATGTGCGCGATGACAGCCGACTGCAGGGTGCGAATGAGAACGGGCGTTTCCTGCGACTCGAATACGCGCGTACCGTGGTGAAAGCTGATGTCGGCCATGTGTTGGGCTCCTGGGGCTAAAGACGCCCGGCGGCCGGCTCCCGGAACGGGAGTCGCCGGGCGCAAGGCAAAGAGTCAAAAGCGCGTGGCGGCCGGCTGCCGGAACGGCAGTCGCCTCGCGCAAAGCAAATAGTCACGCGCGTCCACCGGCCGGCTCCGCGGATGCGGAGCCGGTGGACGCAAAGAAGAGAAAATTTCTAAGGCTTACTCCGGCCAGCCGGCCGTCAGGTCGTAGGCGGCAACAGCCTCGATGGTGGTCATGGACTGAAGGGCCAGCTTGTGGATCGCGTAGGCTTGGTAGTAGGCGTCACCCTGCGCGATGCCGGCCAAGTAGATCGCCAAGAACTCATCATGCGATGTGGCAACCGGTGCTGCGTTGCGCGGCGTGAACGGGCGCGGGTTAGGCACCAACGATGGCGCGCGGCTGATGGCGGTGTTGATCGCGGAAATGTTTTCGCGCGTGACCGGGTCGCACCCGTACTGACGCGCTGCACCGCCCACCGGCACCGTCACCGTAGAGGCCGCAAATTTGCTCTGCGACAGCGCCCACGCCTCAGCGATGCGCCCGGCCTGCCAGTCAGCTAAAGAGGGCGGCGGCGGTGGCGGTGGCGGTGGCGGGATGGTTTCAACCGTCCACGCACCGTCAACCCAGCGGGCAAGTTCGTCGCTGGTCAGCAAAGGCGGTTCCTCGCCAACGCAGCCTGCGGGCATTGCGAACACGCCAGGCTCTAACGGGCTCTCGTGGGCAACGGTCTCACCCACATAGACACCGTTCGGATCGGTTTGAAAAACGCGCTGCGTGGCCATGGTATTTCCTCAGTACTTGATGCAGGCGAGATAGGCGCGGCTGCGCACGCGGGTCTCTGTCGCGGTACGCACTTGCGTTGAGGCGTCGAACGTCGCAGTGAGCGTCCCAGAGTTTCCACCGGCCGCTGCACCCTGACTGGTCGAACCCGACACAGAGAAGGCACCCGTACCGCTGCCAAAGCGTGATCCGGCCGACAGGTTGAGTGTGCCCGTGATGTTCTGCATCGCATCGAGCTGCTCAGACCCTCGCACACGCCCTGGGTCTACGCCGCGGCCGTTGTCCCAGCCTCGATCCACGTTGCCACGATCGTCCGGCACGTTGAACGTCAACCCGTCTGGCGCGCCGTAGTCCGTGCCAATCGCTGCAAAGAGTGCCGCGTAGACGGTTCGGCTGTAGGCCGCACCGTCACGCGCCAACGCGCCAGGCGGCGGGCTCGATCCGGGCCAATGAAACGGAGTCCCTGCGGGGAGGTATTGCAACACAGCCGTGTCAACGTATGACGTTGAAGCCTTCCCAGCCAACTCCGCCGAGTTGTCATCGATCGCGGCTTTCAACTCAGCGAGCGTGTCGGCGTCGGGCGGGGCCGCGTTCAGCAGATCGGCAATGTCACGTGCACGTGTCATGGGAGGCTCTTTTCTTTGCGCGTCCCAACTCCCCT